GAACGGACAGTAAGCGAACATGTGTTCGGTGGGTTACTGAACGGTCAGTAAGCGAACTGGGGGTCTGCCGAGCCACCCGCCCGTATGTATATGTATAAGGGTTGGTCTGTGTGTTCATTTTTGTGGGGTGGGGGCTGGGGCCGGGTTTGTGGGTGGAGCTGTCAGGGTTCTTGTCAGCCCCCTTCTTTGCTCTATGGGGGGTGGTTGGTGGTTCGGGTGGTTGGTTATTTTTTCTCCTCCTTCACAATGGTTCAAGAGGGTCCACTGGTTGACTGGTGGCAAATCTTTTTAGCCCCCCCAAGTTCTGTTTTACGTCTGAACCCGTCTGTTCTATATACCAAAAGAAGACGACAATCATCGGTCCCCTTTTCAGGCCACTATCCCATGCGATCTGACGATGCTGCCCAGGCGGTTGTTCGCGTGGAGGAATCTAATCGTTTAGGGTCCGGTATTCGATTCGCGTTGTGGCGTTCACTGTACATGATGGTTGGTGGTGTTGTCAACGGTTGTGATATGTTTTTTTTGTGGCACGACGTAAACCGCAGAACCCAATCAAAGACATCATTGACGCGGCTGGGGCGTGGCTTGGCGGTAATCGTGGAACGATTCAGTCTACTGGTGCCGGGACCGCACAAAGACCGAATACTCAGGCCGCCAATCAAACGACATTTGGCGGATTGTTCGGCAGGACTCCACAGTATCCGCAGCCGCAGTCGATTCGTAAGATGCCGTTGCAAAACGCTGGTTATGATGACCAGTTCAATAAACGGGGTCAAGTGGCATCGACACGAAACCTTCCAGAGTATTCTGAGCCAGGATACGAAAAAACGTCGGAGGTGTTCATAAGGGACATCAACACGGTGTATGTGAATCCTGCGTACATGTCTCAATACATTGACCCGCCCGCAACTGCGGATAGGAAGGAAGCGAAAGCGAAGAAGTTTGAGAATTTGACCAATCAACTTCCGAGTTTTGCTGACGCGAACTCTAAATATTTTGACAAAAATTTTGAGGTTCTTCCGTATCCCAAGAAGGGAAACCCGAAAGTTTATGGTGGCAAAACCGTTGACCCCAAAACGACCATGCAGGTCAATATTCGAACTGGCAAACACCCCGACCCCACAGCATGGGCGTGGGCGTGGGTTGATCCACTCACCAAAAACGTTCCAGGCAAGAGCATAAAATTTCAAGAGGAAACGCCGCGCCAAAAGGATATTGTGTTCAGTCAGGAATCCGATTTTCAAAAACACTCAAAATACGTGCAGAGTGTTTTGCAACACGAATTTCAACATGTTCTTGGCAAGGAACATTCCACCCGCCACGATACAAAACGAAAACAAGACAAAAACACTGTTACTTCTTACGCCAAAGAAACAAGATTGCCCAACTCGTCTCAACTGCCTCCTGCTGACATCAACTTTTGGAAACAGGTTCAGAATACGGTTGATGTGAAACGTCAGAATACGGTTGATGTGAAACGCAGGGCGAAAAGCGCCTACAAGGGTGTAGCGAAAAAACGTAAATAATGCCTGCTGGTCGTTCGGGGAGACGTCAAATCCCGCCACAAGACGTCGCCCGCTACTGGCAATCCCGTGCCGCGGGCATGTCGATCAAGGATGCTGCGGCTATTGCCGGGGTGCACATCAACACTGCCTCCAAGTGGGAGGCTAAAAAGCGGAAAGCTGCAGCTGAGATCAAGTTGGCTGAGGTTGAGGTTGGGACGGTCCGCAAGAAGCAGGGTGGGGTTCAGGCGGAGCAGTGGAAAGCGGCGATGGATGTCGCAGATTTGCCACCTGTTATCCCGTATGACAGGTTGAGTCCTGAGGCGCAGCGTGGTTGGGACGACTTCGACTACTTCCGACGCCGCTATCTGGGCCGTGTGCCGTCGCCGTGGCAGGTGGATGCTGCGTACAAGATTGCCCAGATGTTGCAGTCCCCGGAGAAAGAGTTCATTCTCATCAACTGTCCCCCAGGATCCGGTAAGTCCACCTTGTTCCATGACTTTGCGGTGTGGATGATCGTGCGGAACCGCAAGATTCGTGTTCTGATCGGGTCGGCTACGCAGACTTTGGCGAAAATGTACAGCCGTCGTATCCGCGAAACCCTTGAACGACCCTTTCCGCTGCACCCTGACCCGGTGTTGGTGGAGAAAGGGCTGGCACTCAACGCGGAAGGGTGTCTGTCTATCGACTACGGCAGGTTCAAGCCGTCGTCGTCGGGTGCTTTGTGGCGTGCCGAGGAGTTCATCGTTGAGCAAGAGGATTTGTCTGGGTTGGACAACAAGGAACCGACCGTCTCCTCCTATGGCATCGACTCAGAGTTCATCGGTCACCGCGCCGACCTGTGCCTTTTCGACGACGTGGCCACCCCAGAGAACGCAAAAGAGTCAGTGGCCCGCGACAAGCTGCTGGAACGGTGGGACACGGTGGCTGAAGCCCGCGTTGATCCAGGTGGAACGCTGGTGGTGATCGGTCAGAGGCTTGGACCTGGCGACCTTTACGCCCATTGCCTGTCCAAAGTCACCTATGAGGAAGACCCCGACGCGTATGACGGGGAGGATGTTACAGATATTTCAGATGCGGTGGAACCGGAAAAGAAGTCCAAGTACACCCACTTCGTCTACAAAGCGTATTACGAAGAACTGGACACGGGGCGGGATTCCCGCAAAGTGGCGGCACCAGCATGGCCCAACGGACCCCTGCTAGACCCGCAACGTCTCTCGTGGAAAGACCTGTCCTACCTGAAACACTCGACCCCCGCCAAGTTCGAAGTCATCTACCAACAGCAGGACTTGGCACAGGGCAGCTATTTGATTGAACGCGTGTGGGCGACAGGTGGCATGGGACCAGACGGCGTGCTGTACCCCGGCTGTATTGACAACGACCGACGCCCCGGCTACATCCCAGCAGGTCTAGAACCCCCAGTCATCTCCATCGCCTCCGTGGACCCCAGCCCCACAAACTTTTGGGCAATCCAATGGTGGCTCTACCAGCCCGCCACCAACCTCCGCTATCTCATTGACTGCGAACGTGTACGGCTAACCGCGGAAGAACTTCTCGGATACAACACGAGCAGCCGCGAGTACGGCGGAATAATGGAGGTTTGGCAAAACAGGTCGTTCGAGATGGGCTACCCCATCTCCCATTGGATCGTTGAAGTGAACGCGGCGCAGCGTTTCTTGCTCGCCCACGACTTCGTTCGCAAATGGCAAGCCCTCCAGGGTGTCCTCGTTGTCCCTCACACAACCTCCCGTAACAAGCTAGACGAAAACCTGGGTGTCGAAGCGCTACTTCCCCCACTGTGGCGGACAGGACAGGTCAGGTTGCCGACGATGCGCGAGAACTGGAAGACGCTTGCTTTCATCGAGGAAATGTCCAGTTGGACCCGCAACAAAAAGAACGGCACCGACCTTGTGATGGCCCACTGGTTTGCCGAACTGCACATGCCGCAACTTGGCCCGGTGAAACGTCCACCGAAACTATGGCGGCCCTCCTGGATTTGATGTGCTATCGTAACGGGCACTAGGACTGGAGATGCGAAATGGCAAAAAACAAAAAGTCAAACAAGAAATCTGGACTTGGTGATTTGACAAATGAACCAACCAGCATGTCTCAGTATCAAGCTCTCAACAAAAACGAAGAACGCGACTGGCGCCAGGCATACGCAAAAATGGAATCTGCCGCCAAGAAGTCTGGCGCACAGTTGATCGGAAAACCTTCTACGTCCTATTCGCTCTTGAAGAATAAAAAGGGTTCGTATTGGGGGATGACCGTAACTCACAGCCAGCCCGCTTTGATTCCTGTTCCGGGAAAGAAAAACACCTTGACATATGGCATGGTTTCTGGTCAGAAGTTGAACCAAATCTTTGCTCGGGACATCACAACTGGAAAAGTCACGCCTGCAAAAAGTCAAGGTGGCGGGCAGCGGATGAATCCCAAGAAGAACAAGAAGAAATAATCCGCGGGGGTTGACCTTGCGGTCACTTGACGAAATCGTAGACCTTTACCACCAGCGCAGGCTGGCGGCTGGCCCTGTACACGAACAGATGCGTCGCGTCCGCGACCTCGCCAACGGTGACGTTGTAGTCCCGCTCAACGAACTGGACCGCAACGCCAAAACCAATGTTGCCAACCTGCTTGTGCAGGGCTTGGATCAGATGTCGATGCGTGTGTCCTCAACGATGCCACAACCGTTCTTCCCGCCGATCAAAGAAGGTTCGGAGCAGGCGAAGAAGTATGCGCGGATGCGCAAGAAGGCGCTGTTGTCGTTCTGGGATGACAACCGGATGCAGATGAAGTTGCGTCGCCGCGCACGCCACCTTCTCGCATACTCGTCAGCACCCGTGTTCCTGAAGCCAGACTTCGCCACCCTCACTCCGAAGTGGCAGGTTCGCAATCCGTTGGACACGTTTGCTGCTCCGATGGACGAAGATGAGGTAGTTCCTGAGAACTGCATCTTCACTTCGCGTGTCACCGCATCGTGGCTGCTGAAGAATTACGGGGAGCTGGTCGGCGGACAGCTGCGCATGGGCCGCGTGGATTCAGATTCGCGTTACACGTTGCTTGAATACGTTTGCGCCGACAGCATCCAGTTGGCTGTACTCGGCGCGGAAGACAACCCTGAGTTGAACCCAGCCGAACGCGCAGGGTTGGAAGCTATTTTGTTGGAAGCAATCCCGAACCGCACAGGTATGCCGCTCGCAGTCGTCCCCAAGCGGATCACTCTCGACAAACCCCGCGGACAGTTCGACGGAGTACTCGGCATGTACTACACCCGTGCCCGTTTGCAAGCGTTGACCGAGATTGCGATTGAGCGCGGCATCTTCCCCGAGGAATACCTTGTCGCCCGTCCCGGTGAAAACCCTGAGATTCTCCAGTTGGCTGACGGCAAGTCGGGAATCCTCGGCGTCGTCAAAGGTGGCGACATCCAACAGTTGCAATTGAACCCTGGGTACAAAACCGACACCGCGCTGGATCGCCTGGAGCGCCAGGAACGGTTGGAGGGTGCGATCCCCGCCGAGTTCGGTGGCGAGTCAGCAACGAACATTCGTACTGGTCGCCGCGGCGAAACCGTCCTCGCAGCCACCGTCGATTACCGCGTCCAAGAGGCACAGGAAGTTTTCGCCAACAGCCTGCTCCACGAGGACAAGATCGCTATCGCGTTGGAGAAAGCGTATTGGGGTGACACCACCAAGACGTTCTTCATGCCTGGACGCAACACGGCAGGGCAAGAGTCGTATGTGCCGAACAAGGTGTGGCAAACCGACTTCCACTATGTCGCATATTCGGCGGCAGGTTCGGATGTCAACAATCTGATTATCGGTCTCGGTCAACGTCTCGGCACCGGGTTGATGTCAAAGGAATCTGCCCGCGAAGCAGACCCGCTGATCTCGGACCCCGACTTTGAGCATGACCGCATTATCGCGGAAGGTGTAGAGGATGCTCTGTTGGCGTCGATTCAGCAGCAGGCTGCGAACCCTGATGGTCCGTACCAGCCTGAAGATTTGGCGTATCTGACCAAACTTGTTGTGGAACAGGATGTTCCGTTGTTTGAGGCGGTGCGTCGCACGGATCAGCGTGCCCGCGACAGGCAAGCTCAGGAGATGCCGCAGGGTTCACCTGAGACGATGCCAGGGTTGGCGATGCCCGGTATGGGTGCCGAGGCTCCTGTTGCTGGACCTGGTGCTGGTGGTTCGCCGCCGTTGGATCAACTACTCGCACAGCTCGGGGGATAAATGGTTCAGCCACAGTTTCAAGGTCAAACGTATGGTGAGGCGACGAAGCAGCGTCGCGCTGTTCAGGCAGTGCCGACTGGTCGCGCACCCGGAGAGCAGCAGGCACAGCAGGCTGCACGTCGCGCTGTTCCCGCAGCCCCAGGATCGCTGGTAGCACCATCAGCGCGACCCGATGAGCCGATCACCGCAGGCGCACCATTCGGTGCCGGTCCTGGTCCTGTTGGCGCTGGTATTCCGATGATGCAACCAGCAGGGAACAACGTGATTGAGGAATTGAAGGCGATCTATCAACGTTTCCCCAACGACGATTTGGCTGACCTTCTGGACTCGTTCATCCGTGAAGGGTTCTAATGTCCTACGGCGGTTTCCCCGAAAAGGCTGACGAAGATCGCATCCTGACCGAACTGGATCAGGCCAACACCAATCGTCAACAGTTCGCCAACGGTGCGACACCTGACGTTGCTCGACGTATCGGTGAGATTTATCGGGCTAACCCGTGGATGAAGCCAGGTGAAATCCTTGCTTTGGCTAAAGCCGGTGCATCTGACCAGTTGGTGAACGCCGCCTCCACTCAGGCAGGGAAGGCGTTGGTGACCCGTCTTGACGATAAACCGCAAACAAAGAACTGGTGGGAACGCAATGTTTATTCTCCCGTAAAAGCCGCGGCACGCTACACGTTTGCCACTTTGAACCTTGCACCAGAGTTGGCGCAAAATCTTGGTTCGCAAATGTTGAACAAGAACAACCCAGAAGGTTTTGACGGATGGTTCAAGTCAACCTCTCTCGGCACGATGCTTGCCGCAGCGAAAGGCGAAGTAGACCCGGTGACAGGTCAGCCGATTACCGCAGGTGAAGGTTTCTTTCTTGGCGGTACCGCGGCAGAGAAACAAGCTGAGCGTGCCCGTCAGTTTCGTGGCACGATCAACGACAAAGCCTGGACGTTGGGACGTGGTGCAGCAGCCGTAGCGTTCGCACCTGGCTCCAAGCCGTACAACATTCTGTCAGGCATCGTCGATGGTGCAGTCAACATCTTTGCGGACCCCACCCTCTACGGAGGGAAAGCGCTAAAGGCTGTCCGTTCGGCCCGTGCTGCTGTCCCTGCGTTGCAGACCGCCGAAGAAATTGAAGCGTTCGCCAAAGTTGCACGGGCAGGCGAACTTGCCGCGGCAGGTTTGGACCAGGGCGAAATGATTGCATGGAACGGCTCCAAGTTTCGTCAATGGGCAGAAACCAACGGCAAAGCCCAACGCCTCATTGACACACTGGTTGAACGCGACGACGCATACGACATCTTCAGCAACGTGTTCAAAGGCAAGATTGACGTAGCGGAAGCGAACCGTTTTGCTGGCGCTAAAAGCCGTGAAGAAGTTCTGGCAATCCTCGGTGAACAAGCGAACCGCATGGACGCAGAACTGTCCGGCATTTTCCCGCAGGACATCCGCGAGATCGTCAAGTTCCGTGACCGGCTCCCAGCCCAGCTGTTTCGCAACAGCAAACTGTTGACAAAAATCCCTGACGCCGTAATCAAAGTCGGCACACCCGAGGACAGCATCAAAGCCGTCAACTCGTACGGCAACTTCCTAAAGAGCATCGGTGTTGACCTGACCCAGGGCGAAGGCAAAGAACTTATGGCCCGCGTCATGCAGGTGTATGCAGACCCCAACGGTGCCGGTGCTGAAGCAGTCAACGAAGTGTTCCAAACCGTTGTCAAGCGCACCATCACCGACAACCTCAGCACAGGCGCACTCGGACTTGCCGCAGATGAAGCAGCAGCTGTAGCCGACGACCTGTTCAAAAAAGTTGGCGAAGTTCGTGACGGTATGCGCACCTACCTCATCAACGAGTCAGGCGAACTGGACGACTTCGGACTTCTCGGTGCCCTCAACGACTCAGGCAAACTCGTCCTCGGAGACGACGTGAACCCAGCCAACGTCGGCAACCTGCGACTCGCAGGCCCAGGCTCACTGGTTGAACTTGCAGACAAAGTACAAGTCCTCCCAGACGTACGCGCCGTTCGACGCATCACAGGCAACCCGTTCATGCGCCGCGCACTCTCCAAACGAAGCGGCGACCCCGGCGCACTAACCGCCATGACCGACTATCTACAAAACGAAATCTGGAAGCCAATCACCTTGATGACTGGCGGCTACATCATGCGCAACATGTTTGATGCCCAAATCCGCATCGCAGCCGTCGGCATGAACGGCTTCTTCAACCACCCCATCCGCTACATGATGACGGTGTTCAACAAGATTCTGCCCGAGTCCTACATCGGTGCCGCCAACTTTGATGATTTGGTTGCTGACACGGCACAGAACTTTGACAGCGCCAGCAGCAAGTTCCAGGAGGCGATGGAGTTTGGGCTTCGCCGCCACGTTGACGATCCCCGTGACATTTACCGTCGCGCCATCCGCAACGAAGACGTGATCGTCGCCAATAAAGTCAAAGACCGCACACAGTACTTGGACGGGCTGTACGAAGAACTTCGTCGTCTTTCACAAGACCAGATTGACAACTTCGTCGCCAAAGGCGCAAGCCAGGAAGAAATCATCAACTGGCTGCGCAACTCCCAAGACCCGAAAGCTGTCGCCGCAATCAACAAACTTCGCCGCTATCTGGAAGGCGGCATTGACACCATTGACATAACCACCGGCAAACACCACATCGTTCGCATCGCACAGGGCGGAGTTGACGACGAAGTGTTGGCTGCCTGGATTGGCAAACTCGGAAACCCGCGCATCAACTCTCTAACCGGCGGCGACGAAACCTTGCGTTGGACTATGGGCTACCGCCGTATGCCGATGGCGGAATCCGAAACCATCAACCCAGCAAACCTGCGTGATATTGACTTTGTTGACGGCAGCCTGAAACGCGGCGTCGGATCAGTCATCCGTTTGGGTGACGACGCCGACGGCCCGATTGAAGCCGTCGTTACCGCAGTGAACGGGCAGAACTCGTGGACTGTTCGACGCCTTTCCAACTTTGACGTGTGGGACACCGATGAAGGTCGCAACATGTTGAAGGAGTACATCACCCAGGTGTACAACACGCCCAACAACAGCCTGCCCCAGTGGGTCAAGTACACACAACAGATTACTGTTCCTCGTCCCCGTGAGATTAGCCAGAAAGAACTGCAAGCAATCAACCTCCGCAACCGTGCAGTTGACTTCTTTTTCAACGGCGTGTACGGCAAAGCGAGTCGCAAGTTTGAACGCTCACCGATCTTTCGCCAGTTCTACTACCAGCAAATCACCGACAACGCAGACCTACTCACCCGAGATCAGGCTCAGGCGCTACTGGAATCCATCCCTGGCCGCGCAAGAGCGTTGGATTTGACACCCCAACAGTTGTTTGGTGGAGCAAAACAGTACGACGCTTTTGTTTCCAAGTTGCAAGCCGCCAACGGAACTGGCACAGTCAAGCAGTTGCAAGACTACGCCCAGTTGCGGGCATTGCAATCCACCAAAGAAACCCTGTTCAACGCCACTGAACGCAACAACCTAGAAGATGTTTTGCGTATCATCATTCCGTTCGGATCAGCGTGGCGTGAAATCGTGAGTTCGTACGGGAAGTTCATGTTGGAAGACCCGCGGCTAATCCGCAAAGCACAACTGGTCGTCAACGGCGCCCAGAACTTTGACCCCGACAACGACGGACAAGGCTTCTTCTACAAAGACCCGATTACCGGACAGAACACGTTCAACCTGCCGTTCTCTGGCGAGTTCTCCAAACTGTTGACTGGGGTGAACGCACCGTTGCAAGCACCAGTCAAAGGCTTGTCAATGGGTCTCCAAGTGTTGCCCGCAGTCGGACCCGTAGTTCAGATTGCGGCATCAGAACTGCTGCCCGACACCCCGGAACTTGATGGCATTGTGTCCATTCTGCTCCCGTATGGACGCAAGCAACCAGGCGCCCTTGTTCCCGGCTGGCTCTCTAAGGGCTATTCGGCGTTACGCGACAACGAAAACAAGCTCGGCTCCATCTACGCCAACACCTACGGTGAAACTGTTCGCGCCCTGTCTGCGTCAGGCGAGTACGAACTGAACGATCCCGCCGAGAAGGAGCGCCTGTTGCAGGACGCTAAGTGGCGTGGTCGTGCTTTGACGATTCTGCGTGCTGCATCACAGTTCATGGGACCAACCGCAGGAACCCCCGAAGCCCTCGTCGCCACCGACCAGGGTGACATATACGGGTCGTATCTGGTCAAAGAGTTCCAGACACTCCAGCAACAGAACTACGACACCGCAGTCCAAGAGTTCCTCCGCATCTACGGCGACGACGCCCTCCTGTACATCTCATCCAAGACACAAGCCGTCCAATCTGGGGTCGAGGCGAACGATGTGTTCGGTGACTGGGAACGCAAAAACCAGGACGTGCTGGCGGCATACAAGGACGTTGCCGCCTACTTTGCCCCCGGCGGAGACGACTTCTCGTACTCTGTGTACGAACGCCAAATCCGCACTGGTCAACGCAAGCGTCTAAACGCCTCAGAAATGATTGAACTTGCCCAATACCGTGTCGGCAACGCCATTTATCGTGACCTGAAACGGCAGGCTGGCAAGTATCCGAGCGCCGAAGTGTCGGCTTGGTTGTCTCGTCAGCGCCAGAAAATCCACGAAAAGTACCCTGGTTTCCCTGCCAAGCCAGTGTTCACTATCGGTGAGTTTGAGGGCAAGATTGAGCAGATGAAGCAAGCTGTTGATGATTCACGTTTGCAAAACAATCCGATTGCCAAAGCCGTAGCCGAATACCTGCGCTACCGTGACCAAGCAATCGCCAAGTATGTTGCGGCTGGTGGCAAGCCAAGCGGGTTCGCTACCGCTAAAGCAGCGGCACCGTTGCGACAATGGCTGTTCAACATCGGTGACGCTCTCGGTGAGGCTGAACCAGATTTCCAGCGTGTGTGGGACCGTGAACTAGCATCGGAAGTTGACGAACTATGAGCGACACAGGAACCAGCGGATTCGGCATCGAAATCGAGCCAATGCCCGGACCCTCCATTACGGGGCAGTCCAAGTATTCGCTCGGAGCAGATTTTCAATTTACTGAACGACCAGTAACCGAAGGATCGCGGGCGCTGATCGGAACCCAAGATTATTACGGCGACCAGTATTTCATTCAGCGTGGCGGACGCACTTATTACAAAGGCCCAGGGTTGGTGAACGGCAATGGCGTCATTGACCGTGCGCCGTATGACCCATCAAACATTTTGAATGAGGCATACCGCTATCTGGCAAGCAAAGACCGCGGCGAACGCATTTCGTTCCTGAACACCATCGCTGACAGAGGGCTTTACGACGGAGGCAAACCGTCCACTCGCACGTTTGACACTAAGGACATCAACGCCACCGCTCAATACCTGTTGGAGTTGAACCGTTGGGGTGTCACCGAAGATGTCGGTCTTGCGTATCTTGCACAGGAATACCCTGGCGGTCAGGCATCGGCTGGTCGCACTGTGCGCGTCACGGCAAAAGAGGACATCACGAAAGTATTGACTGACGAATCGTTCCGGCTGTTGGGTCGAACGATGACCCCGAAAGAAGTTCGTGAGGCTGTCCAGTTTGTGCAGTCCCGTGAACGTCAGGCTGCCGGGAGCGCTGAACAGGCTGCGTCGCTGGGCACTTTGGCTGAGCAGGCTGTGGTCCGCGGTCGGCAGGAGGATGTGGAGTTGGAAGGTTTCCGTACTTTGGCTGATCTTGTTGAGCGTGCGTTCGGGGGTGCGTGATGGCTGCTACTGATGATCTTGCATTAGCCCAGGATGCGCTGAGCAACAACAGGTCGTTCAGTTACCAGGGCAAGGTTTATACCCCTAAGCAAATCCGCGACCAGTTGCTTGGGGAAAACGGAATCCTGACGAAAGCCGTCCAAGAACAGATCAAGCAAGAGCAGGTAACACGCAGGCTTACGAAACAGGAACAGAACCTTGCTAAGCGTGCAGAACGCCAGACACGGACTGCTATTGACCGCGCAGAGTCGGAACTCAATTCGTTGCGGAATAACACCAACCTAATTCGACAGGACTTCAGAAACAAACTCATCTCTGAGCAAGAGTATGAGGCTCATTTCAACAGGATCACGAAAGTATCAACCGATATTTCTTTGATGAGGTCTGGTGCTGCTACTGGTCAGACTGTTGGTACAAGTGGTTATCAAGTCACGCCTTTTGCGACGGGAATGATTGACCCGGCAACTGGCACGCCGACTCGCATGGCTTCTGCCACAGCCGCACCCCCTTCTGGGCCGCAGCAAGGACCGCAGCTTTCGGAGTCAATAACATTCCAAGCACGCAATAACGGCACGACTCCCCCTGTCACAACGCCACCTGTTACCGCGCCCACGACCCCGCGTGAGCGCCGCACAGCAACCAACTGGGAAGCACGCGTACAGGCTGAGGCTGGCGAGTACGCATATCTGCTTGACCCCAAGTTTGAAGGCGTCGCTGACCTGCTCCGCAAAGCTGTTTCGCAGAACTGGTTCAAGTCAGACGAGGGCAAAGCCCAGTTCGTTCAGGAACTACAAGCAACCCCGTACGGGCAGAACACGTCAAAGAAACAGCAAGCGTTTGACACGAAGTCACCCGGCGAAAAGAACGCTCTGGTCCAAGCCGAGGTGGACAAGATTCGTGCAGAGTACGGCGAAATCCAGTTAGACCAGGCTGCGTTGGAAGAAGTGGCTACAGCCGCGGCACGCAACGGTGCCAGCGACATTGAGCGAGGACGCCTCGTCTACCGTGCAGCGTTCAAGCGCGGCGCAGCAGCACCCGACTACACCGCACCCATCGCAGCCCGCACTGCTTTGGGTGGCGAGGACGCTGACCGCATCCGCACCATCTACCGTGCCTACGGCGTCAAGGCAGATGACCAGCAGATCGCCCGCATCCTTGCCCAAGAAGTTGACCCCGTGACTGGCACGGTGATGACTGAGGACATGCTGCGCAACAACCTGCGTGACCTCGCCAAAGTCTCCTACCAGCCGTTTGCTGACCTGCTGGACCGTGGCCTTTCGGTTGAAACTATTTTCTCCCCCTACCAGCAGATCGCTGCCCGCGTGTTGGAGAAGACACCTGATGAGGTGTCGTTGACCAATGCCAACGGTTTGCCAACCGAGTTCGCTACAGCTTTGATGGGTGAGAAGCCGATGTCTTTGACTGACTGGATTACCAGGTTGAAGTCTGATGACCGCTATGGTTGGCAGTTCACGTCAGAGGCGAAGCAGAAGGCAACGAACCTGGTTATGGATTTGGAGAAAGCGTTCGGGTTTAGGGCATGAGTGACGTCACAGATTTCTTTGGTGGGATGACCCAAGTGGAAACGCCCCCAGCTCCTCCGCCCCAGCAGACACCTGCTGGCATCCCAGACTTTTTCGGTGGCATCACCCAGCCGGAAATCGCCCCAACTGAAACCGTGGTCACGCCGACTTCGCCCGATGAGACCGAGGCAGAACGCATCGCTCGACTGGACCGAGAGCAGCGCCAACGCGAGTTTGAGGCAGCCCAAGCCGCGGAACGCGCTGCTATTTCTCAGCGCCGCGAGAACGCTTTCGGCGTGGTCAACGCTTTCTTTCAGCGTGCAGGTCTAACTGGACTGGAAACACAAGTACGGGGTCTGCTTGCCCAGGGCATTGAGGACACCGACGCCATCCTGTTTGAGTTGCGCGGCACCCAACAGTTCCAGACCCGCTTCAAGGCGAACACAGCCCGCGCCCGCCTCGGCCTCCCCGAGCTGGACCCCGCCACCTACATCGGGCTAGAGCAGCAGTACCGGTCAATCATGGTTGCCAACCGTCTGCCTACTGGCTTCTATGACGAGGCGGACGACTTCGCCAAGTTGATCGAGGGCGATGTGTCCCCGCAGGAGTTCCAGTCCCGCATCAACGAAGGCTTCACAAAAGTACGAGAAGCAGACCCGCAAGTTCTCAACACTTTGCGCGAGTTCTACCCCGAAGTCGGTAACGACGAAAACGCTCTTGCCGCCTACTTCATTGACCCCACACGAGCCGCCCAAGTCCTGCAACGCCAGGTCGAAGCAGCCCGCATCGGTGCCCGAGGACGCGAACAAGCGGGCTTCCAGATCGGGGCAGCCACCGCTGAAGACCTCGTGCGCCGCGGCTACACCGCAGAACAGGCACAGAACGCGTTTGAACGCGCCGGTCAACTCGCTGGCCTGTATCAGGAGATGGGTGGCGAGACTGCGCTCACCACGGAACAGAAGGTTGGTGCTGCGCTCGGCTTTGATGTTGCAGCACAGCGCGAGCTGGAGCGCCGTCAACGCCAACGTCTTGCAGAGTTCGCTGGCGGCGGACAGTTCTCCCGCACCAGCGGAGCCACCTCTGGCGTCGTCGAAACAGGTGCAGGCACCGCTCAGTAGCATCCTTGACAAACACCGTCAGGTGTGCCTAACATGGTGACATCCCATCAGGGATAACCGTTGGAGAGTCCCCGACTTCAACGTGTAACAAGGGTGTAATTACAGCCACCAGAACCCTCCATTCTGGTGTGGGTAGAAGGAGTGAGCCAATGTCAAACGTCCACGATTTTGATGACGATACGACTGACGAGGCACCGAAAGACCCAGTGCGGGCACGGATGCGTCAACTCGAAAAAGAGTTGAAGGCCAACCAGCAGGCACTTGCGGAAGCTGAAGCCATCAAGCGCGAGTTCGCGTTTGTGAAGGCAGGAGTCCCACTGGATTCCCCGATGGCAAAGTATTTCGTAAAAGGGTACGACGGAGAGTTCACTCCCGAAGCGATTCGGGCAGCCGCCGAGGAAGCAAATCTCATTCAGGCGCAAGTCCAGGACACCCGTTCCATTCAGGAGCAGGAAGCCTGGAGCCGTGTTAGCAAGGCGCAGCGTGCTGGTGAGACAAGCGAACCTGTAGCGGACTGGAACACCAAACTCAATCAGGCCCGTAATCAAGATGAGGTGATGCAGATTTTGGCTCAGGCAAGACAAGAAGCAGAAAACCTCTAGCCCACGGCCCCCGGCCTGTGGGGGAAAGAAATAACAGGTAATGACTAAGACTCAGACAAGCGACCTGCTTACAGACCAGGTTGCATTTGATCGGATTGCGTATTTCGCACTCCGCAGCGAACTTTTGTTCGACGCGGCGGCGGACGTTATGCCGGTCGCACAGGCAATGCCCGGTTCGTCGGTGAAGTTCACGATCTTCAACGATCTTGCCGAGAAGACCAGCACCCTCACCGAAGACACCGATGTCACCCCCGTGGTGATGGGTGACAGCCAGGTTGAGGTTGTCCTTGAAGAGTACGGCAACGCCGTCAACACCACCGCCAAGCTTCGTGGAACCTCGTTCCTCGACGTGGATGCCGCCGCCGCCAACATCGTTGGCTACAACGCCGGTATCTCGGTTGACGGTGTGATCCGTGACGTTCTCGCCGGTGGCACGAACGTCGTTTACGGTTCGGGTGGCGCAGACCTTCCGACCAGCCGTGCAACGGTCGGCTCGGATGACATCATCAAGGCCAACGATGTCCGCAAGATCGTCGCAGCGCTCCGCAAGGCCAACGCTGTGTCGTTCAACGGAATGTACATGGGTTACATCCACCCCGACGTGTCGTACGATCTCCGCAAGGAAACCGGCGTCGCTTCGTGGCGTGACCCGCACGTGTACGTTGACACCGCGAACATCTACAACGGTGAAGTCGGAGCTTTCGAGGGCGTGCGTTTCATTGAGACGCCGCGTGCAAAGGTCTTCACGGACGCCTCGGATGGTTCGGGTTCCTCGACGGGTTCGTCGGCAACGGTGGACGTGTACTGCACGCACATCATGGGCCGTCAGGCTCTCGCTAAGGCACACAGCATCACCGACGGAAACAGCGCCTTCCCGCGTGTCGTCCGCGGCCCGGTCGTTGACGTGCTGCAGCGCTTCCAGCCCGTCGGCTGGTACTGGCTCGGTGGCTACGCACGATTCCGTGAGGCTTCGCTGCGTCGCATTGAGAGCGCGTCGAGCATCGGCGCAAACTGAACTGATTAGTTCAGCCAAATGAGAGTGGGGGACTGGGCGCACTCCCCTCGCCCAGTCCCCTTTCTCATGCTACGATCTTCCGCGAGGTAACTGATGTCAATTTCTAACTACGCAGAAAACAAGTTCCTTGACGCTCTCCGCGCCCAGTCGTTCTCTGTCAGCAACGTGTACGTCAAACTGCACACCGGTGACCCCGGTGAGGACGGCACCTCCAACGCGGCAACCGAAACGACTCGTAAGGAAGTGACGTGGAACGCGGCAGCCTCAGGTTCGTTGGGAGCGTCTGCAACTGTTGAGTGGACGAACGTGTCCACCACGGAAACGTACACGCATTTTTCTTTGTGGGACAACGCGAGCGCAGGCAACTGTCTGTGGGCTGGTTCGCTGTCTTCTTCGGCTGCTGTTACTGCTGGCGACACTTTCCAGATCACCGCTCTCACCCTCAGCCTCGATTGAGGTGACGTAGCCTGATGGCTACTGGCGTCACCGACTTCACGTTCGGGTTCACCGACACCCCTGGTTTCAGGGAGTTTGAGGAAGTACCGAACTACGCCCCACGCAAGGTTATTTACTTTGCGTCCCCTTACAAAACTACGCAGGGGTTTTACCGTGGGCTGGTTCCTGTTGAACGTACCGCCACAGCGAGTGGTGTTGGTTCGTCGTCTACGTCTGAGCTGCACATTGTTCCGCGCACAGCAACCGCTTCTGGTGCTGGCACAGAGTCGGCGACCCGGCTTGTCATCTCGTTGCGCACTGCCACTGCAACAGGGACAGGCACACAGACCGCTGACGGTGAGCGTGTCGTCGGCAGAACCGCCACAGCATCAGGTCAAGGCACGACAGGTGAAGGTGCAACAGGGCTGCATATTGCGCCACGCACCGCAAGCGCATCGGGTGTTGGAACATCGGTTGCGCTTGACACGACGATTCGTGCGTTCACTGCGACGGGCACCGGCACCGGAACCAGCACGGCTACATGGGAGCGGATCATCCCACGAACCGCCACCGCTTCCGGCACCGGCACCTCAGTCACCACCCAGGAATCTACGCGTGCCCGCACTGCCACCGCAACAGGGGCAGGCACGTCTGCGGTCACCC